AAATAAAGAGGTGGTGATGTGCAAGATGTCAAAGAAAAGGTAAAACAAGATTACTTAAAAGGAATGAAACAAAAGGAAATATCATCAAAGTATGACATTAGCTTAAACACTTTAAAGTCATGGATAAAAAGATACAACTGGGCTAGTGAAAAAAAGAAGGGTGCACCTATAAATAAAAGAGGTGCACCCTTTTCTAATAAAAATTCAGTTGGTCATGGTGCTCCAAAAGAGAATAAGAACGCTGAAAAGTTTGGTTTCTTCTCAAAATATCTACCCGAAGAAACTAGGGAATTGATACAAGAAATATCCATAAAAGATAAATTTGATATTCTTTGGGAGCAGATAACAATCCAATACGCAGCAATAATAAGAGCACAAAAGATAATGTATGTTAAAGACAAGGAAGAAATGATTAAAGAATTAAAGAAACATGAAAGTACAGAAAATGGAGAGAAGATAGAGTATGAATTTCAATTTGCATGGGATAGGCAAGCATCTTTTCTTAATGCACAGAGTAGAGCTATGAGTGAACTTAGAAGTTTAATTAAACAGTATGATGAAATGATTCATAAGGATTGGAATTTGGCTACAGAGGAGCAGAAAACAAGAGTTGAGAAGTTGAAATGTGAAGTTGATAACCTAAGTAAAGATGATATTGGAGATGATGAGTTGAAAATAAGTGTAGATTATGGTGATAGAAATGATAGTTAGAGTAAATTTTAATCCAGATTTCAAGGAAGCTAATTTTACTAAAAAAAGATACAGAGCAATGAAAGGTTCAGCAGGGAGTGGAAAATCTGTTAATGTAGCACAAGACTATATACTAAAGTTAGGAGATAAGAAGTATCAAGGAGCTAATCTATTAGTAGTTAGAAAGTCAGAAGCTACACATAAGTATTCAACGTATGCAGAGCTTACAGGAGCTATAAATCGTATTTATGGTAAACAAGCTGATAAGTATTGGAAAACTACTTTAAATCCTTTAGAAATTAAGAGTAAAGTTACTGGTAACTCTATAATTTTCAGAGGAGTTAATGATGCAAAACAAAGAGAAAAATTAAAATCAATTAACTTCTCGAAAGGAAAATTAACATGGGTTTGGTGTGAAGAAGCTACAGAACTTATGGAAAGTGACATAGACATACTAGATGACCGTTTAAGAGGTATTTTAACTAATCCTAACCTATACTATCAAATGACATTTACATTTAATCCAGTCTCAGCTACTCATTGGATAAAAAGAAAGTATTTTGACTATAAAAATGATGATATATTTACTCATCATAGTACTTATCTACAAAATAGATTCATAGATGAAGCTTACTACAGAAGAATGCAAATGAGAAAAGAGCAAGACCCAGAAGGGTACAAAGTCTATGGTCTTGGAGAATGGGGAGAAACTGGTGGAGCAATACTTAAAAATTATGTTATACATGAATTTACTACAGAATTTGAGTATTTTGACAATATGAGGTTATCACAAGACTTTGGATTTAACCATGCAAATGTAGTACTTAGAATTGGCTTTAAGGATGGAGAGTTATATATATGTAACGAAATATATGTACATGAAATGGATACCTCAGAAATCATAAAGATTGCAAATAGTATAGGTTTAGAAAAGACTCTATTTATGTACTGTGATAGTGCTGAACCAGATAGAATTAAGATGTGGAAGAATGCAGGATATAAAGCTAAAGGAGTTAAAAAAGGGCCAGGAAGTGTTAAAGCTCAAATAGATTATTTGAAACAATTAAGAATACATGTACATCCTAGTTGCACTAATACCATAAAAGAAATACAACAATGGAAATGGAAACAAGACGAAAGAACTGGATTATATCTTGATGAACCAGTTGAGTTTATGGATGATGCAATGGCTGCTCTTAGATATTCTATAGATAATAAGCTTAAAAATAATGGAATAAGCTTCTTAAAGTAAAGGAGGTGTTAAATATTTATATAAGTGAAACAGATTTAATAAAAGTTCAGTTAAAAAAAGAGAGCACCTTTAACCTAGTAAAAGTCATAGAACACTACATCTTAAAACATAGGCCAGAAAAATATAAACAAGGAGAAGAATACTATTATGGTAATACTGATGTAAACAATAAGAGAAGATATTATCTCTTAGATGGAGCTAAGGTTGATGATTTTACTAAAGTTAATAATAAAGCAATTAACAACTACCATAAGCTTTTAGTTGACCAAAAGGTAGGCTATAGTGTCGGAAATCCCATAGTATTTAATGCAGATGATGATAATCTCACTAAGCTTTTAAATGACTTACTAGGAGAAGAGTTTGACGATACAATAACAGAACTATATCTCAATGCTAGTAATAAAGGGGTTGAATGGTTACATCCATATATTAATAGAAAAGGTGAGTTTAAATATGTAATAATTCCAGCTGAAGAAGCAATTCCTATTTGGGATAGTAAAAGACAGAGGGAATTAGTTGCATTTATTAGGTTTTATTATATTGAAGATATAGATGGAAATAAAATAAAAAGAGTTGAGTACTACACAGAAAATGATGTAACTTACTTTGTTGAAAGAGGTAATAGTTTTGTTCAAGAATTTTTATATGATGAATATGGAAAAATGACTGATATACAAGAAGGTCATTTTAGAATAAATAACAAAGAACAGGGATGGGGTAAAGTTCCATTTATATCTTTTAAAAATAATGAAAAGTGTGTCTCAGATTTAACTTTCTATAAATCATTAATAGATATATATGACAATAATATTTCTACACTAGCAGATAACTTAGATGAAATACAAGAGGTTATTTATGTATTAAAAGAATATCCAGGAACAAGTCTACAAGAGTTTATAGATAATATAAGATACTATAAATCAATTAAAGTAGATGGTGGAGGTGGAGTTGATAAACTAGAGATAAATATACCAGTTGAAGCTAAAAAGGAGCTTCTTGATAGATTAGAAAAGAATATAATTATCTTTGGTCAAGGAGTTAATCCAGAATCTCAAAACACAGGTGACAAATCGGGTGTAGCACTTAAATTTTTATATTCATTACTGGACCTTAAATGTTCTAAGACTGAAAAGAAGTTTAAAAAAGCAATTAGAGAGCTTTTATGGTTTGTGTGTGAGTATTTAAAGATAAGTGGTAGTAAGAGCTATGATTATAAAACAGTTCAAATTACTTTTAATCACTCTATGATAATAAATGAAGCTGAAAAGATAGATATGGCAGCTAAATCAACTGGAATTGTATCAGATGAAACTATTGTTTCTAACCATCCTTGGGTCGAGGATGTAAATGACGAACTTGAGAGACTTAAAAAACAGGAAGATACTCAAAAAGAGTATGATGATTTAATTCCTAATAATCAAGATGGTGTTATAGATGAAACATAAAGATTATTGGAGGAAGAGATTTGAACAATTAGAAGAAGCTCAAAATAACAAAAGTGTAAAATATTATCTTGAATTAGAAAAGCAATATAAACTAGCTATGAATAGTATAGAAAAAGATATATTAGCATGGTACAACAGATTTGCCAAAAATGAAGGAATATCTTTATTAGAAGCTAAGAAACTACTAAATACAAGAGAACTAGAAGAGTTTAAATGGAGTGTCGAAGAATATATTAGACATGGTAAAGAAAATGCTATAAATCAAAAGTGGATGAAAGAGTTAGAAAATGCTAGTGCAAGAGTTCATATAACAAGACTTGAAGCTTTAAAGTTACAAATACAGCAACAAGTAGAAGTTTTATATGGAAATGAATTAGATAGTGTTGATAAACTAATGAGAGATATTTATACAAGTGGATACTATCATACAGCTTTTAATGTTCAACAAGGAGTAAACGTTGGTTGGAGTTTAATGAGTCTTGATACTAATAGAATAAATAAAGTTATCTCTAAACCATGGACTAGTGATGGATTAAATTTTAGTGAAAGGATTTGGGGCAAACATAGACCTGCTTTAATTAATGAGTTACACACTAAATTGACACAATCAATTATTAGAGGTGAGAATCCAAAAAATCTAGTCAATGACTTTGCTAAGAGCTTTAATGTATCTAAATCACAAGCTAAGAATTTAATAATGACTGAATCAGCTTTCTTTGCATCAGCAAGTAGAAAAGATTGTTTTAATGATTTAGATGTAGAGAAATATGAGATTATTGCTACATTAGATTTAAGAACTTCAAATATATGCAGAGAGTTAGATGGAAAAGTATTTGATATGAAAGATTATCAAGTTGGAATAACAGCTCCACCATTTCATTGTCGTTGTAGGACAACAACAGCTCCTTGGTTTGAGGATGAAGAAGGTTACAGAGCAGCAAAAGGAGAAGATGGAAAAACATATTATGTACCATCTAGTATGAAGTATAATGAGTGGTATGAGAAGTATGTTAAACATAATAGTATCTTAGAAATAAAAAATAGTGCTATAATAGATAGCATAAAAGAAGATATTAAAAATGGTAAATATAATTTAAATATTCATGATGGGAAACAAGGAAAACATTTAAAAGAGCATAATAATTATATAGAAGGAAGAAGCTATTTAACTATAACAAAAGAAGAAGCTCAAGAACTTGTGAATAAGCATGCTGGCAATGGAATCATAAAATTTAATCGAAGTGGAGAATGGGATAAAAAAGAACTTATAGAAGTTGATAAGAATATAGGGGTCAATGTTAATAATATTACGGGTGAAAAAACTCTTACAAATAAGTTTAAGATACATTATTCCAAAACTGGAACACATATAGTACCAGCTTTATAAGGAGGAAAAATAAAATGAAATTATGGGAATATGTAGGGAAAAATGTTCAAATAACTTGTGTAGATAAGCAAATAATAAGAGGAAAGTGTGATGGATATACACAAGCTTTAGATAATGAACCAGAAATAGCAAGTATATCAATAGCTAGGGATGGTTATGGAATTGAAGTTTATGAAAATGAAATAGAATCTATCGAAAATATAAATAAGGAATGACTAAGCATGTACTTAAAAATAAGTAGATGCTTTTATTTTGTAAAAAATGAAAGGAGAAATTTAAAATGGATTGGTTAAAAGAATTGCTAGAAGGAATAAAAATAGAGGATAACAAGATTGATGTAGCTTCTTTACAAAAGTCTATAGAAAAGAAAATAAAAGAGACTACAATTACTCAAGAAGATTATACAAATCTTGAAACACAGCTTAATACAGCTAATGAAACTATTAAAAAGTTTGAAGGAGGTATGACAAAAGAAGATGTAGAGAATCTAAAAACAACTTATGAAACTGATAAGAAAACTTTGGAAGAAACCTACAAAAAAGAAATTGAAGAAAAGGACTTTAATTACTGGTTAAATGATGCTTTTAAGTCTATTAAATGTAGGGATGAAATAGCGTTAAAAGCTCATTTAGATATAGAAGCACTAAGAAATAGTAAAGATAGACAAAAAGCTTTTGAAGAGCAAATAAACCCTTTGAAACAGGATAAAGATTATTTGTTTAATGCAACACTAGAAGGTGAAGAGCCTAAAATAGATACTATAACACCAGGGCAAGAGCCTAAGATAAATGATTTTGGTTTTAATTTTACTGGGGTAAGACCTCATGAAAATAATAATAAATAGGAGGAAATAAAATGGCAGCACTAAATTATGCAAAAGAATATTCAAATGTTTTAGCACAAGCATATCCTTATACTTTAAACTTCGGGGATTTGTATGCAACACCAAATAATGGAAGATATAGATGGACTGGTTCTAAAACAATAGAAATACCAACTATATCTACAACTGGAAGAGTAGATTCAAACAGAGATACAATAGCAGTAGCTCAAAGAAACTATGATAATGCTTGGGAACCTAAGGTATTAACTAATCAAAGGAAATGGTCAACATTGGTTCATCCAGCAGATATAAACCAAACTAATTATGTGGCTTCAATAGGCAATATAACAAAAGTATATAATGAGGAACAAAAGTTTCCAGAGATGGATGCTTACTGTATATCTAAAATATATGCTGATTGGACCGCATTAGGTAATACAGCAGATACAACTGTTCTTACAACAACAAACGTATTAGAAGTATTTGATAAGTTAATGGAAAAAATGACAGAAGCTAGAGTACCTGAAAATGGAAGAATATTGTATGTTACTCCAGTAGTAAATACACTTATCAAAAATGCAAAAGAGATACAAAGAACAGTAAATATAAAGGATGCAGGAACTTCTCTTAATCGTCAAACAACTGATATTGACACAGTTAAAATAATTAAAGTACCATCTAATCTAATGAAAACTGCATATGATTTTACAACTGGATGGAAAGTAGGAGCAGGAGCTAAACAAATCTTTATGTCCTTAGTTCACCCAAGTGCAATAATTACACCTGTTTCTTATCAGTTCTCTAAGTTAGACGAACCAACAGCAGTTACAGAGGGAAAATACTTCTACTTTGAAGAAAGTTTTGAGGATGTATTTATATTAAATAAAAAAGCTGATGCAATACAATTTGTTGTTGAAGGAGCTGGAGCATAATGGCACAAGTAAGGAAATTAAATAGAATATTAACCATAGAAGAGTGTAAAATAGATGATTTCTTAGAGATGGGATATGATTTGATAGATGAAACTGGTAAGGTAGTAAGGTATGGCAAGTCATTAAATGTAAAAGATTTAATAGCTGAAAATAATATTTTAAGGTCAAAAGTTGAGTCTTTAGAAGAAGAAAATAAGCAGCTTAAAGAGAAAAATAAACTTACTAAAAAGTAGGTGAAAATTATGGGAAATAATATAATTGATGATATAGAAAAAAGACTTGAAAGTTTTGGATATATATTAAAAGATGGGGATAAGTGGTTAATAGATTTTGTAAGAGAAAAAATAGAAAATATTATTAAACTAGATTGTAATATAAAAACTATGCCAATTGAATTGAAAGAAATTGAAGCTGATATGATAGTTGGAGAGTTCTTATTTACCAAGAAAAATATGGGGCAATTAGATATAGAAAGCATTAACTTTGAAGCTGTAGAAAAGTCTATATCAGAAGGTGATACAAAGGTAGATTTCGCTATAGGAAGTGGCTCTCAAACACCAGAACAACGCTTTGATAGCTTAATAGCTTATCTTACTGCTTATGGTAAGAATAAGATATTAACCTTTAGGTGCTTAAGATGGTAAGTAAAACTAGAAAAGCAATAGAAATGTTATATAGATATAAATGTACTATAGTTGAGTATCAGCCAATCAAAGACCCTGTAACAAAACGAACTAACAATAAAGAAGTGATTGTATTAGAAAATCAACCATGCAAGCTTTCATATAAAAATATAGTTTCTGCTACAGAAGGAAAATTAGCTAAGCTAGAGCAAACTATTAAACTCTTTATATCTCCAGATATAGAAATTAAAGCAGGTTCAAAACTTATTATAAATGATAAAGAGTATGTAAGAAGTGGAGAATCAGCTATATATCCAAATCATCAAGAAATAATACTTGAGTTATTTAAGGATAAAGCATAATGGCTAGATGGGGCAGTGTTGATTTTAGAGAGTTTAAAAGAGTTTGTAAAAAGATGGAGAAGCTTACAAAGATTGATTTAGATAAGTTTTGCAAAGATGCAGCAAGAGAATTAGCAGCAAGACTCTTAGGAAAAGTAATTAGAAGGACACCAGTTGATACAGGATTCTTAAGACAAGGATGGAATGGAGTGGCTTATGCTAGGTCGCTTCCTGTGTATAAACAAGGAAATAATTATATTATAGAGGTTGTTAATCCGACTGAATATGCAAGTTATGTAAATTTCGGGCATAGAACTAAAGATGGAAAAGGTTGGGTTAAAGGACAACATTTCTTAACAATTTCAGAGATGGAACTACAAAGCCAAGTTGATAAGATTATAGAGAAAAAGTTATTAATATTACTTAAAGGAGTATTTGATGCTTAATAATATTATAGATGGAATATCAGTAAAGTTAGATAAATCATTTGGAGAAAAATATACAATTTATAGTGAGGATGTAGAGCAAGGTATTAATGAACCTTGTTTTTTTATTGTTCCTTTAAATCCAAGCAAGACACCATATCCAAGCGGGAGAGAATTAAAGAAAAATTCTTTTGATGTACATTATTTCCCTCGTTCAGAAGCTAAGAATTTTGAAATAAATGAGATAGCTGAGATGCTACTGGAGGAATTAGAGTATATAGAAATTGATGGAGATTTAGTCAGAGGTACAAATATGAATTTTGAAATTATAGACAATGTTCTTCACTTCTTTGTTGATTATAACTATTTTACTATAAAAAATAATGATACCAATAAGATGGATACAGTAGAGTTATTCGGTGGTTTGAAGAGAGGTGATAATTTTGAATAAAACATTAAGCAAAGAAGATGACTACAAGTTTACTAAGGAGCAAATAGTTAATTCTAAGAAGTATGTAAATAGAAAAGACTTATTAAATGCAATTTTAAAAGAAAATGAGTTATATTCCTTCTCAGAGGTAGAGGATAGAATAAATAAATTTATGAAAGGAGTGAGCTAGATGGCTTTAGGTGGAGGAACATTTGTAACACAGAATAAAGTATTACCAGGTAGCTATATAAATTTTATCTCAGCTAAGAGGGCAACCAGTTCATTATCAGATAGAGGTATTGTTGCAATGCCTTTAGAGTTAGATTGGGGCATAGATGAAGAAGTATTCCAAGTAACCAGTGATGATTTTGAGAAGTATTCAGTGAAGTATTTTGGATATGATTATACTCATGAGAAGCTGAAAGGTTTGAGAGATTTATTCAAAAATATAAGGTTGGGATATTTTTATAAATTGAATAAAGGTGTTAAAGCTAGTTGCAGTACTGCTACAGCTAAGTACTCAGGTACTAGAGGTAATGATTTAAAAGTTATAGTAACAACAAATATAGATGATAACACTAAGTTTGATGTTGTAACACTTTTAGATAATAAGAAGGTAGATATTCAAGCGGCTAAAGTCATTACAGACTTACAGGACAATGACTATGTAATTTGGAAGAAGGATGCAACACTAGAAGCAAGTGCAGGACTTGTATTTACTGGTGGAACTAATGGCGAAGCTGTGACAGGAGCAGAGTACCAAGCTTTCTTGGATAAAATAGAAAGTTATTCATTTAATGCACTAGGGTGTTTGGCTACAACAACAGAAATTAAAAGTTTATTTGTAGAATTTACAAAGAGAATGAGAGATAAGGTAGGAGCAAAGTTTCAAACAGTACTATATAAGAAAAGTGATGCAGATTATGAAGGTGTAGTGTCTGTAGAAAATAAGATTAAAGATAAAGATTTAGTTGAATCTAGCTTGATTTATTGGGCTACTGGAGCTATAGCAGGATGCGATATAAATAAATCTAATACTAATAAAAAGTATGATGGTGAGTTTGATGTTGGTGTAAATTACACTCAAATACAACTTGAAGAAGCACTAAAGAGTGGTAAATTTATATTTCATAAAGTTGGTGATGAAGTTCATGTGTTAGAGGACATAAATACTTTTGTATCATTTACAGATGATAAAAATGACGATTTTTCAAGTAACCAAAGTGTTAGAGTACTTGACCAAATTGCTAATGATATTGCAACTTTATTTAATGAAAAGTATTTAGGTAAAGTTCCGAATGATAAGGCAGGAAGAATAAGTTTCTGGAATGATGTTGTTAAACACCATAAAGAATTAGAGAATATAAGGGCAATAGAAGATTTTAAAACTGATGATGTTAGTGTAGAGCTTGGAAATGATAAGAAAACTGTCATAGTATCTGATGCTGTTAAGGTTATAAATGCTATGAGTAAGCTTTATATGACTGTTTCAGTTAGTTAAGAGAGGAGTGTGATATATGTTTCAGCAAATAAAAGCAAGAGATACAATAAGTGCATCTAAGGCAGAATGCTATGTTACTATCGAGGGTAAAAGATATAATTTTATGCAAGCTATTAACTTAGAAGCTAAGATGGAAAAAAATAAAAGTGAAGTTCCTATCTTAGGTAGCACTACAAAAGGGAATAAAAGTACTGGAAGCAAATACACAGGAAGTGCAACATTTCACTACAATACTTCTATATTTAGAGAGCTTCTTTATAGGTACAAAGAGACTGGTGAAGATATTTATTTTGATATACAGGTAACAAATGAAGACCCAACGAGTTCAGCTGGACGTCAAACTATAATACTTAAGGATTGCAACATGGACAGTGGAATTATAGTTAAATTTGATGCAGATGGTGAGTATCTTGATGAAGATATGGACTTTACATGCGAGGATTGGGAATTGGTTGAAAAGTTCAATATAATAAATGGAATGGAATAAAACACACATTTATAAATTATAGATGTGTATTTTATATTTATATAAATAAGGAGATGGTTAAAATTAAAGATAAATACAAAATGAAAGACTCAGTTTCATTTGACTATAGTAATAAAAGAAAGATAGAAGAATGTGTAGGGGAGATGTATAGAAAAGCAGGATTATTTTTAGTAGATATTGCTGATAAACTGGCACTTGACACAATTGAAGGTTCATCATTAAAACCAATTACAATAACAATCAAATTAGATGAAAATGGTATTACAACAATAGAAAAACAAACAAAATATTTAGTTATGGAGGTAGAATAATATGGGAGATTTAAACGCTTTTTTAAGTCAAAATGCAATAAAAGTAGAGAATAGAAAGTATGTAGCAAGTAATAGATTTATAAATGAAGAAGGGAAAGCGATAGAATGGGAAATAAGAGCATTATCTTCAGAAGAAGATGCTGCAATAAGAAAAAACTGTCCAAAGAGAGAGCCAATTTTAAATAAAAAAGGTAAACATACAGGACAATACAATACTGTAACTGACTACAATAAATATTACGAAGAACTAAGTATAGCTTGCACAGTTTTTCCTGATTTGAATGACTCAATGTTACAGGATAGTTATAGAGTCATGGGGGCTAATCAGCTACTTAAAGCAATGTTAACTCCTGGTGAATATACAGAATATGTCCAAGAGGTTTTGGATATAAATGGATTTGATAATTCATTTGAGGATAAGGTAGAAGAAGCAAAAAACTAATTTATGAAGGTGATTATGATTCTAATATAGCTCATTATTGCCTTCATAAGTTTAAATGGAAACCGCATGAATATATGGATTTACCAGTTGATGAAAAAGCATTTGTTGCTGCTTCTATAGATATCAAAGTAGAAGAAGAAAAAGAAGAAGCTAAAAAAGCTGACAAAGATGCAAAGAGAGGTAGAAGAAGATAATCTCTGGTGTAAAAATTTTACTAATATAGTATAATATATTTAAAAATTGTACTGGGGGATTAAATAAATGGGATTGTTTAGTAAAAAGAATAAGAAACCTTGTTGTATTTGCGGAAGCGAAAAAGGACTTATGCCATCTATAGAAGGTGAAAATTTTTGTACAGCTTGTAATTGCAAGTACATAGATTTCTCTGAAAATATTTTAAAAGTAACTAGTATTATGAAAATGATGTCAAACTCAGAAGGAATGAAAAAGTTTATAGAAGTTGAAAAGAAAAATTTAAAATTGTTAGAGAAGTTCACCGAGACAAAAAGTATAAATTCTTCAATTTCTTTTGATGAAGAGCAAAATCTTTTAAAAATATCATATAAAAATAGAAATCAAATATTAGTAGAGAAAATAATAAAATTTGATGATATATTAGAATTTGAACTTTTGGAAGATGGAGAAACTATAGTTAAAGGTGGTTTAGGTCGTGCTATAACTGGAGGAGTCTTATTCGGAGGTACAGGGGCTGTAGTTGGAGGAATTACAGGTAAAAAAACAAGTAGAAAAGTTGTAGAAATATTTAAAATAAAAATAACTGTAAAGGACATAAATAATCCAATTGAATATATAAATTTAATTAATAGTAAAGTAAAAACAAACTCTTCTATTTATCAGAAAGCTTTTTCTGATGCTCAAGAAATATTATCAATACTATCAATAATTACAAAATATAATGTAATGGAAGACAAAAAAAAGTCTATATCTAGTTCTACAGCTGATGAAATATTAAAATATAAGAATTTGTTAGATATGGAAGCTATTACACAAGAAGAATTTGATGCTAAGAAAAAAGAATTGCTAAATTTATAATATATAAGCACTTACTTAAAAATAAGTAAGTGCTTATATTATGTTAAAAAAGAAAGGAGGTTAAAAATGGCAACTATACAAACATCTATCCGAATTTTCGACGGAATGACACCTGCTTTTAGACACATGAATAATGCTATGAATATTGTATTAAGTTCATTCGAGCAATTACAAAGAACATCTAGCAATGCTATAGATGCTAATAGTATTAGAACAGCTAGAGAAGAACTAGCACGTGCAGAAGCTGGCTTTGATAGACTAGAACAACAAATAAGAGAATCAGATAATCAACAGCGAAGGCTTAATGAGGATATAAATAAGGGTGCAAGTTCTACAGATAGATTAGTTGGAAGTGCAAAGAAGCTAGCAGCAACCTACTTAGGTATAAGAACGTTAGGAGGTCTAGGAAATTTAAGCGACCAGATGACAAGTACTAACGCGAGACTTAGTATGATAAATGATGGTCAACTCTCAGATGGAGGATTAAATAAGATGATTTTCCAATCTGCTGAAAGGTCTCGTGCATCTTACTTAGATACTGCAAAAATAGTTTCACGAATAGGCATGAACGCAGGTAAGGCGTTTAGCAGTACAAAAGAAATTGTAGGTTTTGCAGAGCAACTAAATAAAAAGTTCGTAATTGCTGGAGCAAGTACTGAAGAAATGAACTCAGCATTGTTACAACTAACCCAAGGGTTGGGTTCTGGTGTATTAAGAGGTGAGGAACTAAATGCTGTATTTGAGTCAGCACCTAACATCATCCAATCGATTGCAGATTATTTGGACGTAGACATAGGAAAAATAAGAGGAATGGCATCAGAGGGAATGTTAACGGCAGATATTGTAAAAAACTCATTACTTTCAGCAGCAGAGCAGACCAATGCAGAGTTCGAGAAGATGCCTTATACGCTAGGTCAAATCTTTACTAGTGTAAAAAATAATGCAGTTATGGTATTTGGAGCTATACAGAAGAAAATTGAGGACACAGTTTCAAGCAGGGGATTTCGAACTTTCATAACTGATGTTAAAGACTCATTATATGTACTTGGAGCAGTTGGGTTTAATGTATTTAGTGGATTTATTAATTTACTGAGTAGTCCAGCTTTTCAGAATTTTTTTAATGTGATGATTGTTGGAACTAGTTTAGTTGTACAAGGGCTAGGTTGGATAATAACACAAGCACTTAGTGTTGCTAATGTATTTTCGCGAAATTGGAGTATAATTTCACCTATAATTTTAGGTGTAGTTTCAGCTATTAGTACCTATATAATAGCTCTTGGTATTATGCAAGCAGTTACTATAGCTGGAACTGTAGCAAATTGGATGTCGTGGACATCTGAAGTTATTAGACAAAGAGGAATTTTAGGAACAGCTAGAGCTTTAGCGATAGGCAAAGCTGAACAATGGGGATTTAATGCTGCTATATATGCATGTCCCATTTTTTGGATAGTTTTAGGTATAATTGCAGTAATATCTGCTGTATTTATATTAGTAGCAGTTTACAATCACTTTGCAGGCACAAGTATTTCTGCAATCAGTCTTATAGTTGGAGCTTGGTATTGGTTATGTGCAGTTGTTTACAACGTAATTGTAGGGATAGTAAATGCTATAAATATCTGTGTGGTTGAAATAGCAAATATCTTTAGAACTGGATTATATGCAGTGCAATGTTTCTTTATTGATATGGCTAATGCAGGACTCAAGGCAGGTGTTAATTTAGACAAAGCTTTTGATAAATTTGCTACCAATCTAGCAAATGGTATTATAAAAGCTGTTAATATAGCTGTAAAAGGATTGAATTGGTTAGTACAACAGATTAATAAAATTCCAGGAATTGATTTACCACAAATGAAAGAATTTCAAAAAGTAAATACTGTAATTGGTACAAAAACAACATTTAAACCCATTCAAAAACCGCCTGAGCCTAAAGCATGGAAACCAGAATTAGTAGAGTACAAAAATTTAAAGTCAGAATTTATAAAAGGATATGACGTAGGACATCAATTACAAAACAAATTGAAAGATACTTTTGATATCAGTAAAATAGCAGAAGATGCAAAGAAAAAATTAGGATTAGATGACCTTTGGGATAAGAAGTATGGATTAGGAAATGGATTTGGTTCAGCTGGATTAAATTCACCTTTGGGCGACGCAGCAAAAGGAGCAAAGGACACAGCAGGAAACACTGCAAAAATGGCAAAGACTATGGATAAAAGTCAAGAAGATTTAAAATATCTTAGAGATATTGCAGAGCAAGAAACAATAAACCGATTTACAGGAGTCAACATTAAAATTGATATGAACAATACAAATAACATAAGCAAAGATGCAGATGTGGATGGTATAGTAAACGTCTTAACAGAAAAATTAAATGATGCCATGGTTGTTTCAGCCGAAGGAATAGTTTAGGAAGGAGGGATATAAATGGCTTATGATTTTTACCTAGATGGAGTACAACTACCAATCGCACCACCCAAGCTTGAAGTCAAAGTGACAAATAAAAACAAGACAGTTGATTTAATAAATGTTGGAGAAGTAAACATACTAAAAAAAGAAGGATTATCTGAAATAAGTTTTGAAGCAGAATTTACACATAATAAGTTGCCATTCTATCGTGGAGCTTTTAGGGATGTTCAATTCTTTTTAAGTAAACTGGAACTATTAAAAACTGATTGTAAGCCATTTCAATTTATTGTATCGAGGGAATTAGGTAATAAAGTACTATTTAACACTAATATAAAAGTATCTCTTGAAGAGTATGCTATTTCAGAAGATGCAGAAAATGGCTCAGATACAAAAGTTGCAATAAAGTTAAAGCAATATAGAGATTACTCAACTAAAAAGTTAGTTCTTGCCCCTCCTAAAAATGAGACTGGTAGACCTAATGTAAAGATAGAGCCAAAACGAGTTGATTCAGTCAATGCCACAAACACTAAAACTAAAACATATACAGTAAAAGCAGGGGATAGCCTTTGGTCAATTTGTCAGAAACAACTTGGTAATGGTTCATTATATAAGAAAGTATACGAACTAAATAAATCTATGATGGATAAGGCAAATAAGGGCAAAAACTTAAGTAAATACACTATTTACAAAGGGCAGGTGTTAAAACTTGGTTGATGAATTAGTGTTAGCAAATGATAGAGATGTAAGGTTAGTTATTGCTCATTGGGAAGATTTCTATGAACCTACCGTTTTAGATGGAATAACATGGGAAATTGAAAGGCGAGGAACACCTTCAAAGTTAGAATTTACAATAGTCATGGATGATATACTGCAATTTTGTGAAGGTAATTCAGTTCGTTTATATTTTAAAGGAATAGGTATCTTCTATGGATATATATTTCAGAAGAAAAGAGATAAAGAAAATCACATCAAAATTGTTGCTTACGACCAGCTAAGATATTTTAAGAATAAAGATACTTATGTATATAGTAATAAAACTGCAAGTGAACTTATAAAGATGTTGGCTAAAGATTTTAATTTAAAATACAATGTCATAGAAGATACTAAGTATAAAATATCTAGGATAGAAGAAAATAAAACACTCTTTGACATGATACTAACAGCACTAGATGATACTCTAAGAGAGAAAAAGGAAATGTATGTTTTATATGATGAGTTTGGAAGAATAACATTAAAGAATGTTGCATCAATGAAACTGGATACTGTCATGAACAATGATGTAATTGAGGATTTTGACTATAATTCATCAATAGATAGTGATACTTACACAAAGATTAAACTTGTGAGAGATAATGAAGAAACAGGGAAAAGAGATGTATATATTGCACAAGACTCTACACATATGAGGAGTTGGGGAATACTTCAAATGTTTGATACAGTAGATAAAAACATGAGTGAAGCAGAAATAAAGCAAAAGTGTGATATACTTCTAAAACTATATAATAAGAAAACTAAGTCATTAAGTTTAAAAAATGTACTTGGTGATATTAGAGTAAGAGCAGGTTGTTTAGTACCTGTTTTTTTAGATTTAGGAGATATTAAACTTCAAAATTATATGTTAGTTGAGAAAGTAAAACATACATTTGAGAATAATTCGCACTTTATGGATTTGACTCTTGTTGATGGAGATGAATTTGCTTCTTATTCTTCAAGCTCATATTCAAGTGGAAATACTAATAATAAAGATGAAAAGAAAAATGGTCCTGCACAAAGTATTATGAAAAAAAATACAGGTAAAAAAGTTCCTGCTATATTTACTGCATATTATCCAGGAAACAATGCAATGGAAGGTGGAAAAACAGATTGCAATGGAAAGCCACTTGATGTAAAATCAAGAACTGTTGCTGGTCCAATGAATCGAGAAGGAGTTAAGAAAACTTGGTATACTGATGATTTTCTAAAGAAACATCCAGTTTTTGAATATGGAGATAAAGTAAAAATTATACTTCCTGGTACTGCCTATGACAACAAAGTATATACAGTTAAAGATAATGGAGGAAGAATATATGTTGAAACAAACGGAACATATCATATAGATATACTATTAGCTAATGCTAGTGAATGTAAAAAATTTGGTAGAAAGAATGGCTATATAATTATAGGTGGAGATGAAGAACAAACATATCAAGTTGAAGGTAATAACCAAAGTAGTACAAATAATAACTCTAAAGAAGATAAATTAATTAGTATAGCAAAAAGTAAACTGGGTTGTAATTATGTGTATGGAGCAGAAGGTCCTAATAATTTTGATTGCAGTGGGTTTACTCAATGGTGTTATAAACAAATAGGTATAAAAATTCCTCGTACTGCTTCTGCACAAAGTAAAGCAGGAAAAGCAGTAGATTTAAAAGATAGAAGCAAGTGGAAAGCAGGAGATTTATTGTGCAGAATTGGAGGAGGAAGTAACAACCATGTTGTGATGTATATTGGAAACAATCAAATAATTCATTCACCACAAACAGGAGATGTGGTAAAAATAGAATCTGTTAATTCTTATAGAAAAGGAAAAGCATATACACATGTGAGAAGATTTATATAAGTGAGGTGATAAAGTGTCACAAGAATTATTGCAAATAATTAAGAAGACTGCAATAGATGCAGTAGAAACAAGCAACCCAATGCAGATTGCATTTGGAACTATAGAAAGTCTTAATCCATTAGTAGTTAAGATAGAACAAAAACTATCTATTGGTGAAATTTTTCTAATACAAACAGATACATTTAAAAGATATACAGATAAAAAGATAGGAGATAAATTAGTCTTAATTAGGATGCAAGGAGGGCAACAATACTTGATTTTAGATAGGATGTGATGAAATGTTACCAACAGATAACATTGACTATGATATAGAAGATGTATCGATAATTAATTTTGATGTTAGACAAGAACCAAGTAAGACGTTTAAATTGAATATAGAGAAAAATAGAGTAGATGGTATTTGTGATGATGTAGAAGCATTAAAACAAACCATTTTTTTAATTTTAAATACTGAAAGGTATGAGCACCTTATTTATTCTAGAAATTATGGTGTTGAATTAAATGATTTAATTGGAGAACCTATTTCATATGTAATACCCGAACTTGAAAGAAGGATAACAGAAGCACTAATTCAAGATGATAGGATTGAAAATATAGATAATTTTGAGTTTCAAAATATAAAGGGTAAAGTACAATGTAGATTTTCAGTTCATACAAAATATGGAAATATAAAAGCAGAGAAGGTGGTGAGTGTATAATTGTTTGAGTTAATGACATTTGAAAATATAATTAAAAGAATGTTAGATAGTGTACCAGATACTTTTGATAAAAGGGAAGGTTCTATAATATATAATGCTCTTGCTCCTGTTGCTATAGAACTTACAGAAACATACATTGCTATGGATGAATTACTAGACCAAACATTCGTAGATACTGCTAGTTATTATTATTTAGAGAAGAGATGTAAAGAGAGAGGTATTACACCACTTGAAGCCACTAATACAATTGCAAAAGGAGTTTTTAACATAGATATTCCTATTGATTCTAGGTTTAATCTAGGAGAATATAACTATGTAGCAATTGAGAGAATATCTGAAGGTATATATAAGATGAAATGTGAGACTGCGGGACCTATTTTTGAGTTGGGACAACTAATACCTATCGAATATATAGACAAATTAGAAACAGCAGAACTGACAGAAATACTGATAAATGGAGAAGATGAAGAGAGGGAGGATAGTTTAAGACAAAGATATTATGATAGCCTAAATTCACAGAGCTTTGGTGGAAATATGCAAAATTATAAAGATGAAGTTAACAAAATACAAGATGTTGGAGGAGTTAAGGTTTATCCTGTGTGGGACGGTGGAGGAACTGTTAAGTTAGTAATAATTAACTCTAATTTCAAAGTACCATCAGAGGATTTAGTTAATTTAGTGCAAGAAGAAATTGACCCAATTGGACATCAAGGACAAGGCTTAGGATTAGCACCAATAGGGCATAAAGTTACTGTTACAGGTGTTGTAAGTACAACTATAAATATATCAGCAGAGATAACATACAAAAATGGCTACACTTGGGAGAATATAAAATCAATTGCAGAAGAAGCAATAGACGACTATTTAAATGAACTTAACATGAGTTGGGAAGATGAAGAAAACTTAATAGTCCGTATATCTCAAATTGAAACTAGATTACTTAGTATTGATGGAGTATTAGACATTGCAAATACAATGATAAATGAGGTTAAATCTAATCTAACAATAAATAGTAACAGTATAGTAGTGAGAGGTGAGGTAGTTGGATAAAGAGATTAATCTAATAAATTACTTACCACAAATTCTACAAGATAAAGAAGAATATATAAAAGTATTTAATGTAGGAAATAAAGAAATAAAAATATTACATGATAAATTAAAGGACCTATCAAATGACCAGTTTTTAGAGGACCTAACTATAAGTGGTATAAAAAGATGGGAAAAGATAATGTCTATAACTCCTAAAAGTAATGAGAGTTTAGAAGATAGAAGGTTTAGGATTTTTAGTAAATATATAAGTAAATTACCTTACTCAGAGAGATTTTTAAGGAATTGGCTAGATAGTATAGTTGGAGAAGGTAATTATGAGTTAACTATTAATAATGCTACTTATAATATACATCTTGAAAGTGATGCTAGAAATCAAGATTGGTTTGAGGAAGTTCATTCTTTTGTAAGTAATATTAAGCCATGTAATATGACTTTAGATTACACTAGAGTGCTTATAAGCAAAGACAATTATATGAATTTTGGTATAACAACCCTAATGGGTCAAGAAATAACTATATACCCTTGGAGTCCACCAGATATAGAAACTTATGGAGAAATTGATGTATTAACTGGCAATGGAGTTGGATACCAAGAGATAACAATATTTTAGGAGGTGATATATTGGCTATAGATAAAAGTTATTACACTATAATTACAGATGTAGGAAAAGCAAAGATAGCAAATGCAAGTGTCACAGGTAATAAAGTGGGATTTGTAAAAATTCAACTTGGTGATGGAGGAGGGAGTGAATATACTCCAACTGAGAGTCAGACAGCTCTCAAAAACGTGGTATGGGAAGGCAATATTGGAAATACAACTACAGATGAAACTGCACCAAATTGTATAATATTAGAGAGTTTAATACCATCAAGTGTAGGCGGATTTATGATAAGAGAAATAGGATATTTAGATGATGAAAATAATTTAATTGCCATTTCTAAATACAAAGAGTGTTATAAACCTTCTATAGAACAAGGTGCAGTGGTAGACATGAAGGTTAAAACTGTGCTTATTGTATCTAATGTAAATAATATAGAACTTAAAATTGACCCAACAATAATCTTTGCAACACTCAAAGATATACAAGACTTAGAAACTAAAATAGGTACTGTTAATACTAAAATAGATACAACTAAAACAGAATTAACAAATAATTTAGAAACTGCTAAAACAGAGTTAAACACTAGAATTGACACAGAAAATGAGAAACAAAATATTAAAATTGACCAATTAATCGCAGGTGGTTCTAATGTGGCATCTACTCAAACAATAACAATTGACGATTGGGTTGAGGATGCAGAAAGTGGATTCAAATCAACTGTAACACATAGTTTATTAACACAGAGAATAGTTGTAAATATTATAGATGCTACTACAAAAGAAAATGTAGTTACAAACTTTAAAATTATCGATGATAATTCTATAGAAATTAGAAGTGAAACAAGGTCAGAATTAAACGTTTATGTGATAAATGGAAATGCAGAAACTCATTTTATTAATGCAACTGTAGATGATAACAGAGTATCTGAAATGACTACTTATTCGTCTAAGAAAATCGAAGATAGATTTGTTAATCTAGAAGAAAAGGTAAATGGTGGTTTATCTAATATTGCAACTAGTGTAAATGAGTTAATAACTTATTGTTAGAGAGGAGAGTGAGAAAATGCAGACTGAATGGAATTTTGGTTATAATGGTTCGCCACAAAGTGTTATATTGAAACCTGGTAAATATAAATTTGAATGTTGGGGTTCTTCTGGAGGTATCAATAATTCTTCCTGGTATACTGATGCTAAAGGCGGATATTCTAAAGGTGAAATTACATTAAAAAAACAAACTACATTATATGTTTACGTCGGCGAAAGTGGTTTTGCTTCTTCATCTACGAGTAATAACACTAAAAGTGGTTTTAATGGTGGCGGTAAAGGTTACTTAAATCAACAGGTTATGGGTACTTATTATTCTATGTACGGTGGTGGTGCTACTGATATAAGGCTCGTTGGTGGTGCTTGGGATAATGAGCAAGGTTTGCTATCTCGTATAATTGTCGCAGGTGGTGGCGGTGGTTCATACCATCCTTATACTGGTGGGGCAGGAGGAGGATTAGCAGGAGGTACTGGGTATAGCGCTAACGACAGACATCGTCCCGGCGGTACTCAATATCAAGGTGGTATTGGTCGTGTAAGCACAGAAAACGGAAGTTTTGGAAAAGGGTGTTCTGCTAAAGATTCAACTGGCGAAGGCGGTGGAGGTGGCTGGTTTGGTGGTGCAGGAATGAATGGTGTGGGAGCAGGTGGAGGTGGAAGTGGCTACGTATTAACTAAAGATAGTTATAAGCCTACTGGCTACACACCAACATCTGAATATTATTTTGATAATGTTGTTATGGAATCTGGTGGAAATACTGCTGGTGCTTATGGTTATGCTAAAATAACATTACTACAAGCATTACCATTTTTAACAGTATCTTCTTATAATTCCATTACAGCTACATTTAAAGCTGACCACACAGACCCTACATTGCTTACAAAAATAGAATATTTTATAGATGATGTGTTAAAAGAAACTATAACAACAGATTTAACAACAGAGAAAACAATTAACTATACACTAGAAGATAATGCACTACACACACTTAAGATAGTTGTTACAGACAGTAATAATGCTACAGCAGAAAAAGTGTTAAGTATAAGTAAGAATATAATGTCACTGCCCGAAAATGTAAATTTAAATGATATATCAACAAAATTAGTTGAGGTTAATGCAGGATTTAAAGTTGGGAAAACAAGTATTATAAACACTTTAGCACTTAAAAATATAGAAGCAAGTTTAAATAATACCTTAGTAGAATTATCAGAGAAAATAAAGGCATCATTTGATAGTTCGGACGCTAGTGTGCAGGATTTGATGAACCAGTTAACACAAGCTAATAATACCATAACACAGTTAAATTCTCAATTTAAAGTAGCAGGTGGTACTTCTGTTGCACAAAGAAGCGACGGAACTAAAATTGCTTATGAGTATAAAAGGTCTACAACTTCTAAATTTGGTGGATGGCTCAAAATTAATGGTTTAGCTTTTAAACCTAATATTTTTGTAGCTGACTGCGAATATTATGACAGCGATTATAGAGTTGACTATAAATTTTTTACATTTGCTTGTTGTGGTTTTACTACAAGTGGTAAACAAGATTTTGTTGCTGTAGCAATTTATAGTCGCTCAAGTGGTAGCGATAAATATACTGGTGATGGTTTTATTTATAACAATAATGGAGGGGATGTATGGTTTAATGCTAATGGCGTTCAAGTTCCTGCTTATTTACCAGGTGGTAGTGAAAGTTTTACTTATGCTTGGAGAGCTGTTAAATTTATGAATACTTAATAGAGGTGATAAAGTGGATAGAGCAAATAGAATTATATGTGACCAAACAGGTAAAATACTCTTGCAAACAGGAGAAGCAACAGGGGATGTATTACCACACAATAAAATAACTGAATTACATTATATTGATATTCCATATGGAAGTATAGATTATATTAAAAATAGAATTGTAGGTATAAATATAGAAACAAAACAGCCAATTTTGGAAGAAATACCAGTATATGTAAGTGAAGCAGAAAAAGAAAAACAAGAGTTAGAAAATCAATTACTTTTATTGACAAATCAAGAAATCGGAGGAGGAATTTTATAATGAATATAAATAATGTTGTGGTAAGAATATTAGCAGAAAGAATATTAAATGGAGGGTTAAACCCTTTGAAAAATAGAGAGTTTCAACTTGATGATGTAACTAACACAGAATACAGAAAAGCAGTAGAGGATTATATTATAAAAAATAGTGGAGTAGTAGAAGGAATAGAACCAACAGCGTAGTAGGTTCTTTTTTTTATTGAAAGAAGGTGACTAAATGACTTTTAAAGAGTTAGTTAATAAAGTTAGAAATCTTGTATTAGAAGCAAAGAATGTAACTATAGAAGATACAGAGAATAATTTTACAAGTGATAATGTAGAAGGAGCATTAAAAGAGGTTTTTCAAAGTGGAGTTAATGCTAAAAATAATGTAGTAACAGCATTAAACTCCAAAGGTGCAGAGGTTACTACAAGCGATACATGGGAAGAAATAAAGAATAAAATTGATATAAAAGAGGGGCGATTAGATTTAAGAGAAACAACACTTTCAAATAACTATCCGTATTTAGTTACAAATGGAGCTATAAAATATATTGAAAGATGTAGTGGGAACTTCAAAACTTTTGAATATGAAGAACCATATTTTTATGTAATTAAAGAAACTCATCTAATTAAAATTAATGCTATTGATGAAACAGTAGTTTTTGACATTACTTTAGCTAATGCTAACTTCTCATGTATCTGTGTTACACAAGAGTATTTATTTATATCTGACAATACTAAATTATATAAAATAAATAAGACAACAGGAATTGAAGTGCAGTCAATAGAAGGTGCTTATTATAAGTTATGTACTTATGGGGAATTTATTTATGGAGTATATGGAGATGAGACTTCTTCTACACTTCATAAAATTAGAATATCTGATATGTATATAATGTTAACTAAAAATTTAGTTTCTAATGGTATTTACAATTTTAAAGGAGGTAAGTTTGTTTGCAATAAGAATGCTATTTATGCTACAACAGAACACTCAAATTCAAGTAGTATTACAACATGTCATTTATCTAAAATAAATTTTGATTTTGCCATTGCTAAAGATTTTAGAATTGGAGGATATTTGCATATGAAAAACATTAAGTTTTTAAATGATTTTGTTATTGCATCTGATGCAGAAAGAGGTATAGAAATTGATAGCAACAAAAAAAGTGCTTTAGTAAAATATGACGCAAATTTAAATTTAATTGTGTATTCAGACGATAGCAAATATGACAATTTTGATATATATAATGGATATATATATGCTATATATTCGCTTTCTAGTAGTCCTTTTGTAAAAATAAGTTTAAATACTCTTAAACGTATCGACAGCTACCGAAAACTTACTGAAACATACCCAAGTGCTGGTATGTTTGTAATAAATGATATAGTTTTCTTTATTAGTAGTGGAATTTTTAGAAATATATTGTCAAAAAAGGTTTATTCGGATGAGAAAGGAGAATCATTATGATTTATTTAGGAAATTTAATGGATACAGAAGAACAAAATATAAAATATGTTGGTATGATACACTATGAACCAAATTTGTTATCGGAGGAAAACTTAAAACAAGGTATTTTGATAGAGGAATTACCAACACCAAAATACACAGAAAATAAAGAAACAAAGTTATTTATAAATATAGATACTAAAGAGGTTTTCTATAGATATACAGATATTAAAAGTAGCATAGAAGACAAAGTAAATTCTACAGAACAAACAATAGCAGATTTAACATTTCAATTAATGTCAAATGGGGTGATATAAATGAATTGGTACAAGATAATAACAGATTTCTATAATAATGGTAATTGGACTAAAGAGCAAGTTAAAACGGCAGTAGAAAAGAATAAGATAACAGCAAGTGAATATAAAGAAATTGTAGGAGAGGACTATATAGCATAGTCTTTTTTAATTCAAAAATTAGGAGGTTTTCATGAATGAAGAACTTTTCGAAGCAGATTTAAAAAGACATGAAACAAGAATAAATAAACATGGAGAAGAAATAGACGAATTAAAAATAGCAAATATAGAGTCTAAAGCAGAGTTAAAAGCATTGTGTGAGAATCTAAACTCACTTACAAGTATGCTCAAATGGCTAATTGGTACAATGATTACAACACTTGTAGGGTTCTTTATATTTGCAGTTCAAAGAGGAATATTTTAATTAATTAGGAGGATAAGAGATGGATAATTTAATAAGTTTTATACCAGAGCAGTTGCTAATTTTAGTAGCTGCTCTCTCTATTATAGGTAAGGGCTGTAAGAAGTATAAGCAACTAGATAACAAATATATTCCAGTAGTGTTATTAATACTTGGTATAGGATTTTCTATTTGGATGTTAGGACTAAGTCCTGTTGCAGTCTTACAAGGCGTGATTTGTTGGGGTATATCAATAGGTATAAACCAAACTTACAAACAGTTGAAGGAGGAAAATAAATAATGAAAATATGTATAACAGTAGGACACAGTATTTTAAAAAGTGGAGCATGTACTTCTGCTGATGGAGTAGTTAACGAGTATCAATACAACAAATCTCTTGCACCAGTATTAGCAGATACATTTAGAAAAGAAGGGCATAAGGTAGATGTAATAATATGCCCAGAAAAGCAGTTTAAAACTAAGAATGAAGAAAAGTCTTATAAAATACCTAG